GAAATCATCTAGGCTGCCCCGCCTATGTGCGAGTGTGTCAATGTCAGGTGTACACCGCACCTCCTTGCATAAGCGATCAAACAGTCAGTCGCCCCGCTGGTTAATCACTGGCGGGGTTTTCTATTTTCACCTCTATTGCTTCGGGGTCTCCATCCGACCCCTGATAAAAGAAACATCACTGCGAATATCGTAGAGTAGCATCTTGAACTTATCCAAGTCCTTGACCTGCTCGCTCATCTGCATCTCTAGCACGGATATGCGGGAGTCCCGCTTTTCGTCGTGGCCAAACTGGAGATACTGCAAGTAGCCGACACCCGCCGCCATGAGTGCGACGAGTCCGGTCACGACTGGCTGGAGGAACTTCCTCCACTGTGAGGATTCGGTAGACATCAATCTCTCCTTATGCATCACAGCATACACGCATCGGAACATACACGGGGTCACTCGTAGAGTTGATATCGGAATAACCCCAGCCAGCAATAGATACCCCTGTAGATGTAATTCTCAACGCCGAGTATCCATTGCCTTGGTCTCTTCCCCACAGAAAACAATTTGTAAATGTATGGGTAGTGTTAGGTTTTTTCCATCGCTGAGAGGGCAACGCTGAAAATCCGCTACTATTTGTTGCACTAGGAAATGCAGTTTGTCCAGTTGCTTGAAGTGCTGCATATCCTTGCGAAATGAGAGAGTTGAAATCATTATTCGTGGGCCTTCTCCATCCAGTAGGTAGCAACGCATCAATCTCACTGAATGACTGAACTGGATAATAGAACCCATATTCATCGTGGTCGGGATAATGCCACTGGCGAGTCCCCATCGTCCAAAGACGCAAATTGGCGGTTATCCACTTGCGTCCGTCAATTGTTACATAGTCATAGATGCGGTCACCTATGCGAACCTTGCCTGATGCCGGAGCCGTAACTTGTACAATAGAACTACCAATTTTTGCTTCAATGTTTGCCTTATCAAGGTTAAGCAAAAGGACACCATCCTTTGCATCTGGGTAGTTGTTGAGAAAGTCAGTATTATCATCACTCTGCGGACAAGTCATTTCATCGGTCTTGATAGTGGGCAAATATATACTCCCCCACTGATTATTCGGAGGCGGTATGATACCGACACAGTGTTGGATAATCAAACTGCCCACTTCTCGCATTGGGGGCTTTGTTTCATCAAACATCCTCTTACAGTAATCCCACCCATAGAACTCATTACCAGAGTAATTCACATCTGCGTAAGGGCCGGAACTATTGGATATTTTAAAGCGAGTTCTTGCCCCAAGTTTAATTGGACGGCACCCATATATGTTATTACGAACAAGTGGTGTTATGATGAAGCAACAATTATCTAATTCCACAGTGAATTCATCATGGTCCTCAAATCGCAAAAAGAAACCTTTTGCTTCAGTCGGGAGCGGATGGCTATCATCGGACTCCAACTCAAAATTACAATTTGTGAATTTTGCTTGAGAAAACCGCCTATCCACTGCCTTGTTGGTGACAAGATAATCTTTGAAATCAATCACAGTGATGGCAGGGTTGTATATACCGAAGTTGCATCGTGTGAACTCGGTCGTGAACGTTTCTTCCAGAACAACAGACCTCGCCCCGCTATCGTTTACAGTAAGGAAGCAGTTTTCGAATTTTGTTAAATACTGAACGTTCTTAAGATATATGTTGACATTGTTCAGTGCCATCTGCAACTTGTTACAGGTGCAATGCCAGATAAGCCCGCTCGAGTCTTGGCCATCAACGTTCTCGTGCAAGAATCCAATATCAAATCCTTGTATGGCGAGGGAGTCAAAGTCATAGAACATGTTATTGTTTCCGTCTATTGCCATACGGAAGCACACGCAGTTATGCTTATCGCCTTCAGTGAACCAAGAACGATTCATCAAAACAACGTCTTTTATTTCAAACCCTCTACCTGTAAGTTGGAACATCACTGTACGGGTAGCACCATAAGTCGTAGGAACAAACCAGATACGCCCCGCCGCACCCGTGTTGAAGTTGAAACGACTTGTGATACGAACTGCGGCATTAGGTGTAAAGGTGGTTTTCATTAAATATGGGAAACTATCACCGCTTTCAAGTGGACTCAACACAATGTTACGAATGTGTGCCGTCTGCATGCGAGTCATAACGGGTGTTAAATCTTCTTGATTGAATCTATCATATCCAAATTGTTCAGGAGTTCCAGTCCCATCACTAATCTGAAGAATGGCGAGTTTGCCAGCCGTCAACTGAACAATGTCCATCCCGTTCGCAGTACCCGTGGAGGATACCTTGTACCTTGCTGCACCGCCATCACCGCTGGTGTGGAATCCGTTTGTTTCGAAGATGTCGCCATTGTGCAAGACCACATTCCACGTTATCGCATCCTGCAGAGTGTCAAAGATAGGAGTTCCGTTCTGGTAGTCGCTCTCCGTGATTGTGTGGGAGTTGTTCGTTCCGCTCACTTCATACGTTATATGGATGTTGGCGACATCAATCTCAAATACGAGCAGCCCGGTATCGCTTTCAACCTGTGTCAGTTGGGCTTGGAAAATTCTATCGTTTCGTACAAACTGGATGCATACCGCCTGTCCCGCAGTGACCGCGTCGACGCAGGCTTGATACTCTTCGTTCGTGAAGTCGGTTGTCATATTGGAACGCACGAGGACAAACTGGGCATCACTACCACCGCCACCGCCTCCGCTGACATTGGTGACCTTTGTAAGCACGCCGCTAATCATCACCCAGGCTTCCCCGTTCGAGTCGACCTTGAAAACGTCTTTCCTGTTATTCGGGCCTGAACCGTTGCCTACAACAAACAGTGCGCTGCCGTCGTCATTGTACTTGCCTACGGCGTGAGAACCTTGTCCAGTAGCACGTGTTCCGTATCCGCTCGCGTGCGAATAAGCACCGGAGGCTACAGAGTCGCGACCCTGTGCGTGCGACGCATCGCCACTCGCCACGGTGTCCTGTCCTTCAGCGTGTGCAGTAGTTGTGGTTGCTTTTGCGCCGCTACCTTCAGCGTGGGCACCTGTTGCCGTGGCCTCAGTGTGAAAACCCTCCGCGTGAGCGTGAGGATGGGTGGCTTTAGTGGCCCCACCTTCGGCGTGGGCGTTGGCCCCACTGGCGATGGTTTCACTGCCTTCGGCGTGGGAATGCTCGCCACTCGCTGTAGTGTTGTGACCTTCCGCCCAGGCGTTCTCGCCTGTGCATGCAATTCCCGTACCGTTATTTGTAATTGTGCCGTCCTCAATCTTCAACGGCAAAGACGCCGAGTCGATGAGAACTTCATCGCTCGGAATTTCGATGGTGGCATCACCCACGAGCGGGTTATAGTTGCCCAGACTCTCGCCGTTCTTCGTGATGTTGAGACTGTGGATGTCGTCCCTTGCGACTGGGGTATCGTCTCCACCCATAAAGGCACCGCCGGTGAACGAATAGTTGTTCGGAGTGATGGCCATAGTTCCTCGCTAAAAATTTGCCGAGGTGTTTTGTGGTAAGTCAACACGCACTGCCTCGGCTCAATGCGCACCACAAAACAAGTACCCAGTCTGTACCGGCGTACTTGTAAAGGATGACAGACTATTGTGATGCCGTCTGTCGGGGCGACCACCCAATAAGGGTATTTGTTAGAGGAGCGGGATGAAGACGGAACTCATCGACACACCCTGATAGGTGCCAAAGCCCATAAGAGCGTCAACACGGAACAGGGAGAGGGACTTGTAGTCGTCGTTCCAGTAAGTACCGCGCCACGGCATCAGGCCCTTTTCGCTGTACTTGGTGGGAATCGTGAAGGATTCCTGACCAGGACGCTTCTGGAGACCCTTGACCGCGATGAGGAAGTCGGGTTCCTTGAACATCACCATCGGGGCGAGATAGGTCACATCTGCAGTGAGCACATCTTCACAGGTGAAGGTGAGCGGCGGGGTGACTGCCGGAGTCGCGTTGATGCGGTTCCATTCGTTCTTGGCGTACCAGTTGTAGTCCGGTTCGATGAAGCCGTGACGGACATCGTTGAGGGTTGCAGCCTTCACCGTAGCGTCGTACTCCTTGGAGTGGGCGTTCTTGCGCGGACCGGCGAGGAAGATCGGGTTGGCGAGAACCCATTCGCCAGTGAGCGGGGTGAGGTTGTCGGTGTCCCAAGAGGTCACGGACCACTTGAAGAAGAAGGTCTTTTTCCAGCCGGTGCTCTTACCGAGAGCGTCAACGGTCGTGAGGTAGTCGCCGTTGCCATCCTTCAGGTAAACAGGCATCGGGAAAATTTCGCCTTCGCTTTCACCAGTGGCACCAGCGATGTTGGCGAGACCAGCCGTCAGTTCACCGTCAAGACCGACAGTGATGGTCGTAAGACCGGTGGCCTGTGCTTCGATGCGGAGGGTGTCCATACCCTTCGTCCACGGGAAACCGAGGAACGGTCCGAGTTCGTTCTTGTAGAGTTTTTCGCCGATGGAGTTGTTGGCACCATAGTTCGGCATAAAGGACGGAACGATGCGGTTCCAAGTCTGCGGATGAACGATGCCCTGCGTGGCACCAGCGAACTTGGAAGTTGTGGTGTTGCCTTCAGCGTCGAAAGCGACCTGCTTGATACGGCGTTCGATTTCGTCACTGCCCATAGCGTTAATCTGCGCGGCAGTCATACCCTGACCGAACACGAAAGCCTGCGACGCACCGATGAGGTGACGGTAGGCACGCTGGTTCACAGTGTCCTGAAGTTCTGCAGTGAACTTATCCATAGCGTCCGGCATCTTCACGGCCAGTTCGAGTTCACCTTCGGAAACTTCCGTAGCGATACCGATAGGACGGATGCGGACGGGCACGGAGCCACGCTGGAGACCCAGCTTGCCCTTCAGGGAACTGATGTCGAGAGTGTTCTCGAACACCTTACCAGTGCCGTTGATGGTCACACTCACGGTGTCACCGGACATCTTGTCCGCACCGAGAAGTTCTTCGACTTTGCGATTACCCTTGCGCAGAATGTCAGCGCCAAGGTCGAAACTCACGCCGAGTTCCGTCATAAGTTCTTGGTTTACAATCTGACCCATTGTCAAATCCTCTTTTGGAGATTAGTGGTGTAGTGCCGCCTTTCTCTTGTTCATTGCCCGTTCATAGAGCAGGTCGATGTTGTCGGAAGGAGGCTCGGTGTCTGTGTTGCGACCGCTTCCGGGAACAGGGATATTTTGCGGAGTCTGCGCTCCCTGCTGCTGTTGCGGTTGCTGTTGAGACTGCGGGTTCTGTGCACCAGCGGGCTGGGGCTCACCTTGAACGCCAATCTGAACTCTGCCTGCGGCAAAGTCCTCTCCGAACTTCTCCAGTTCCTTGTAATGCTTTTCCAACATCTGGTACTTCTGGTAGGGGTTCATCGCCTCCCACTTGTCCGCATTGGCAGGGTTCTTCGCAACCTTGTCAATCCAGCCCTTCAGAAGATACCGACCGTATGGCTTGTTCACATACTGCTGAAGTTCGGGTTCGTTCCTGTTGATCCATTCACCATACTTCTGCGAGTCGGCAATAAACTGCTTGGCATCGTCAGGCGTAAACATTTCATACGCTTCGCGTTCCCATTCAGCCTGCATCTCGCGGACCATCTGGATGTTCAGTTCCTTTATCTGGTCTTCCTTGACTTGGGCCATCGTAGGATTCTGGTTTTCACCTTCCTGTTCGAAGGCTTCCTTCTCCTTGTTCAGCCGTTCAAGTTCTTCCTGATAGATTCGCTGTCTCTCCTGCTTGCGGGCGATTCGCATAGCCGCCTGTTGCCTATTACGGGCGCGTCTCTCGGCATCGTCTTGATTGCCGGTATTTGCCTTTTTAGCAGGCTCCCCACCGAAAGCACCCTTATCGGTATGCTGCATTGCACCACGCTCCGCAGGGGGTTCGGAGTTCGTGGGAGATGGGCCGGACCCACCGTCAGGCTTTGCGGTGGTGCCAGACCCCTCGGAGCCACCGGTCTTCTTACCGGCCTCCGTGTTGGTCTTAATGCCTCGCTTGCTCATCGCATTGGCGTAGGCACTCTCCATAGCCGAATCATCGGAACCAGTGTTGCGAGGGCTGGGGGTAGATTCGACAGTATGGGTCTCTGTTCCCGACGCAGGTGCGGGATTGGTATTGGTCTCTGCGTGAAATTCCTGTCCGTCCATAGTAGATGGCTCCTTGTTTTGGGTGGTCTGACAGGAAATATAATAAAAAATCTGCAAAGGAGCGCACAATTTGTTAAAAATTCTGTTTTCGAAGCACACAGTTTGTACGAAAATTTCACGAGAACACACTATTTAAGATAGGCGACAGGTCTATTCTCAAATGCAAAGTGTCGAAACACAGGCGAAATGGTTCGATTATCAAATGCAAAGTGTCGAAAAGTCAGAGGTTGGGTTTGGCGAGGCGCATACGCCCGGTCCCCTCCCCTCGCGTTCTGTGCACTGGAGTTCGGATTTGGCGAAAGTGTATTCACTCGGAGTCCACAAGTTATCAACATTATCAACGGGATATGCACTGGAAGTGTGGAGAAATTGTGAATAACCTGTGGGTATGCAGTGGTCAGTGGCTTCAGTGTTTACTTCTTGTGGATATGAAGTGTATATACTGTGTACTGAAATCAAACTTACATTATTATTACGATATACTTTTTATCCACAGAATATAAACACTTGTGGATATTCTGTGCATAATATGTTAATAATATATGATATATTATACACTATTTATCAACAATTAGTTCACAAAATAGTGTATTGTTAATGTAATAAATAAATAACTTGACAAATTAGTAAAAAGTGATTATGCAAATTTGGCCGCGTGATAAATTGACAAAATTTGGCATTAAATCAAATTGACAAAATTTGACTATTAGTTTATATTCAAGTTTGCAAACAAGTTAAATTGTCAAAATTTGTCATTATGATAAAATGATAGTTTATACTGAAAATTACAAATAAAATATAGTTTACTCTTTTGTTAATTTGTCTAAAAATCAAAAGTTTTTAGACATAGCACAAAATTTTAGTTTTGTCAAGGGGTAAATAAAATTATTTTTTGCTTACATTAAATTGTGAATAGTTTGTGAATAAATAGTTTATAACTATTGAATAGCGTTTTTAGGGGTATTGCAGGCCGTTTTAGAGTTTAGGGGTATATTTGTATAGGGGACAAATAAAAACGGCTCTAATATACCTTAAAACGCAAATAAAGCCCTATTTGGAATTTACACCACCACCAAACGGAAAAAAATCTGTAAACTTTATTTTACCATATTTTTTCGGTTTACCCCTTGACTAAACCCGAAAAAGTTTATATCTTTGTTGGTGTTGAGGGTGAGACCCCTTCGGGATAATCCGAACCGACCACCACACCACCGACAACCCATACCCGAGCGGTATGGTTGCAGATTGAAAATACGGCTTTTGTGTTGGTATCTAATAGGGCTAAATGTTCCCTATTCTCACTAAATCAATTTCAATTAAGGAGGCCACTTATGGCAGACAACACCAACACCCAAAAACTCAACACCCTTAACGGCTGGGCTGAAAGGGTAGACTCTTTGAAGAAGTACATTGATGCTCTCGGTGAAACCGAACTTTCGGATTTTGCCACCTCGGGCTTCTTCTGTTCTGAAATCAAGAAGGCTCACTCTCCCGCCACCGCTCTCAGTGTTCTGTGCCACTGCTCCGCAGGTGCCGTGGGCGATAACTTTGATGGCAAGACCACTCTTGAAGACAAGATGGCCACTATCGAGAAGATTATCGCACCCGCACTCACGCCCGAACAGGTGAAGGCACGCAACCTTGAAACGGCTCTCGCTATGGTGGAAAAACTGCAGGCGAAGGGTTTTGATAATGCCGATATTACGGATATTGTCAAAAACCTGCCCGAAGGAAAGACCGCACTGGCGCAGAAGGGTATCAAGTAATTTGGGTATCACTCAACGGGGCTTGCCCTTCGGGGCAGTCCTATTAGGTATCACCACAAAAGCCACAAAACCACTTCAACGGAGTAAATTTTTAACACTGCCCCGCAAGGGGCTTTCACCACTTCAAAGGAGTTGTCTATGAAAAATAAGGTTTGTACCGCACTGCGCGTGCAGTTTTCTGATTCCGTTGCTATCCTATTCCCGCAGGGGAGTGTGGCGTTCGGCAACATCATCAGTGAGGAAGATGATTCTGTCCTCGCTACTATTATGGTCAAGATGCCAGCGGCCAGCGGCCAGCGACTTGGGGACTGTGAGGTGGTCAGGTTCGGAGTGAAAGACTCCAAGGAGCCCGACCGCATTTGCCAGTGCCGTGAAGTTTCTGTCGTTTACCGAGAAAGTGATCTTGTTCTTCCGTCCAGCGCAAAGGGCGTGAAGTGTGGCGGGTTCAAGTTTGGTGGCAAGATAATCACTGCCATCAAGCAGTTCGTCCGCTCTTATGAGGGCTTATGATTGACTTCAGTGAAGTGGTAGTCAAAATACAGGCTTGTGCCAAGTGCTCACCCGATGAGGCGTGGAGTGGCTTGGCGCAGGCCTTTCTCTCGTTGGATAAAACCCGAACGGAGCGGGAACAGTACTGGTTCCTTATCCACTTCGGTGCGATTCAAGTCCACGCAGAGATAGCGAAAAAGTATCAGCCACTCGGAGAATATCAGGCAGATCACGATGAAGCGTTTGATTTCCTGATGACTCCCGACGATGAGTGGGAGTTCCTTAACTGGTTTGACGAAGGGCCGGTTAGGGAGTATGCCCGACTGATGGGCGAAGGTCTCGTCAAAGTTTGTTCATTCAATTCTGTCCGCACTTTCCTGCGGAAGAACTACCCCAAGGAGGCATCCTATGAAAACTGTCGTAAAGTCTGGACTCGTGTCCGAGATTGTGCCGCAAGGCTATAATAACTGGTGGGACTACTACCAGACGAAAGAAGCGAAGCGCAGGGCACGCAGGGAAAACACCATCGTCGCAGTGGCGATCACCCTGCTGTTCGTCGCTTACTGCGTTGTCGGAAATCTGGAGGTGATTTAATGCTTACTCAACAGTATTTAGACCGCATCTGCGAACTGGCCAACCAAGTCGAAGACAAGTTGCAGGACTTGGACACTGAAACCCTAACCGGTCTGCTTGATGCAGTGCAGGAAGTTCAGGGTGATGCCACCGAACTCCGTGGTCTGGTGGAAGACATTGAACTGGACGAGAGCGAACTCGGCGAGTTGGTTCCCGAAAACCTGTCCGCTGGCGAGGCCGACTCCCTGCGTGACGCAGTTAATGATTGGAGGGAGAAGAATGGCTACCCCAGAATCTAGACCGAAGCCTGCCGAAGACATCTTCGCCCGCATCAGTGACGAACTCGCGAAGGGTACTGTCCCTTGGCATAAGCCTTGGGTAGTGCGCCCCGAGTGTATTCTGTCGTATGACAGGGGCAAACCCTATTCTCTCCGCAACCGTATGCTCCTCTCTTTCGCAGGGGAGTACGCTACCTTCAACCAGATAAGGAAACTCGGTGGGTCAGTGAACAAGGGTGCGAAGGGCAAATGGGTTTACTTCTCCAAGGAAGTGAAGCGCAAGAAGGAAGACCCCGACGAGAAGGATTCCTTCTATCACCTGCTGAAAGCGTACTGCGTGTTCAATATCTGCGACACCAATCTCGAACCGAAGTGGCCCGAGAAATGGAGTGGCGAAAAGGCTCCAGACTGCAACGCTATGCAGGTGGTGCGTGATTACTGCGAACGCACAGGTGTGGTTATCCACGAGGCCGGTGCGTCAGCGTTCTATTCCCCGTCATCTGACGAACTGCAGGTGCCGAACATTAACACCTTTGAAAGCGAAGTGGAGTTCTATTCCACTCTGTTCCACGAAGTAGCACATTCAACAGGCAAGCGACTCGGCAGACAATACGGAGTGAGTATGCTCGGTATGGCTGACGACAAGTATTGCCGTGAAGAACTGGTTGCTGAAATCACTGCAGCATTGTGTCTCGGGCACCTCGGACTTGACACCGAGGACACCGTGATTAACAGTGCTGCCTACATCAGTTCGTGGCAGAAGAACCTGTCACAGATGAAGCCGACAGAGTTCGGTGACGCTTGCTATCAGGCACAGCGTGCTTTCAATCTTATCTTCAACATCAACGAAACCAACAAGGAGTAAACAATGGCAACAGTAAACGAAAAGAAAACATCTCCGGCCTTCGACTGCCTCGCGGTCACGAGTGTTCAGGTATTCCCCTTCAAGGATAGTCCGCTGGATACCGTGAAGGCTATGGCTACCGTAGTCCTGAATGACCAACTGATGATTCGTGGTCTGCGCGTGATTAACGGCAGTAATGGTCTCTTCGTCTCCTATCCGGTTGACCCGTTCTACAAGGGATATGACTTCCGCACAGTATGCAACCCCATCACTCGCCAACTGCGCGAGCACATTGAGAACTGCGTACTTGAAAAGTATCAGGCCGCAATCGCATAGTGGTGCTTAACAGACGCATCGGTGACAGTGGTGCGTTGTCAAACATCACATCAACAATCAACTCACAAGGAGTAATCTATGTCAACTGAAAATCAGAAACCCGAAAACATTCTCGCCGACCTCGAGTCGAAGAAGGGTAGCATTGCCAACATCGTGAAGACGACTTGGGAACAGATCAAGCGTGACGGTATGGGCCCCGTCGAACACTTCAGTAAGTTCCATCTGAACCTGATGACGCTCCTGCGCTTTGATACGTCGCTGGCCTTCAACATCACGCTTGGTATGCTCGCAGATCACTTGCTCCCGCTCCTCACCGAAGAGGAAAAGGAAGCACTGCGCAACGAGAGCACTAATCTGGAGAAGTAATTATGGCTAGTGTTCTCATCGTCAAGCCGTGTCCCTTCTGCAAGAAGGAATACCAGAAGGTGTTCCCCGCTGATGGCTACCGCAGGTATCAGGCTGGGGAGAAAGTTCAGGATTGCTTCCCCGATATGTCCGCTGACGACAGGGAGTTTCTCATCACCGGAATCTGTCCTACTTGCTGGGACCTTACCTTCGGAGGTGAAAACTAATGGGAAGACGACCGAAGAATTGGGTGAAGTTCAGCGATATTCCTACGGAGTTTGTCGCTGCTCACCGCATTGAAATTGAAGACGCCTGCGACAAGGAGACTTCGTGGTGGTGCTACTGTGGCAGACTCGCCACGGGTCTTCACACTTCTACTTGCAGGCAATACCGCAAACACTATCAAACCAAGATGGAGGAACTCTACAATGACACTCATTGAAGAACACGCTTACCAAGCAGTGATTGATACCGCACTCTGCATCATAGAGAATCTACCCCGAGTGACCAAGGCACTTGAATCTATTGCTGCAGACCTGTCGCACGGGAGCACGCCTCCGATGTGCGAAGCGGAACCTGACGACTTACCTTTCTAATAGGAGATGACTATGAAACCGCACATCACAGTAGATAACATCAGTTCTATGCAGGAACTGGAAAAACTGATTGCTGAATCCAAGAAGCAGTTGCGCGAGTGGTATGACCAATCACTCGAGATTGAGCACGGTAATGTCTGCAGGGCCATCAACCGTCTGCTCGGTGGCATCGCCTGTGGCACGCTCCAGACAGCACTTGACTACGGAGTGGAAAAGCAGATGAAGGAAGGGCAGGGTGCTACCATTCAAGAGATGGCAAAGCCCATCGCCTGCTCGCCTGCACTCATCGGGTGCATCGCTCTCATCGTAGGGGACAAGCCGTCCGACTGCGAAGTCGTGGTGGACGAATGCGAACTGGACGAGGGAGGTGACTGATGTGTGCGCTCATCGCAGCCTTGATCACTGTCGCCGTGCTGCTTGCACTTGTCCGTTAATCCTTCAGGTTGGTGTACTTCCCTAACAGGGGAGTCCCTTCCTTCTTGTGGAGGAACTGATGGCAGGTCTTGCACAGTAGCATAAACCTGTCTGGGTCCAGATTCTCGTAGTTCGTGGCGAACTTGTGGTGCACATCTAGGTACTGCACACGCGAGTAATGTTTGCCACAGAACTCACAGGTCTGGTTGCGGGCCGACAGCATATACTTCCTAAACAGGAGCCATCGGGGAGTCAACCGGAACTGCTCGTGCTGCTTCTTCAGTTGTTCATAAAAATCTTGTCTTTTCATACCCAAACAGTAAGTGATTTTCTGCGGTCTGAACCGAAGAAATTTTATTACTGGTAGGTATAACATAGGAGTTATCAAAATGATTCAGTCCAATTCCAATAACCAAACCGAACTTCCGCAGACCCCTGCACCTACTCCCGTCCCGACCGAAAGTGATAAGAACGAAAAGCGTCAGGCCTTCGTCAACGACCTCACTCCGGAGGAACGAGAACAGGCTGTGACGGAGTATGCCGAACGAATCCGCGAACAACTCTCGGGCGAGTACATCAGCGTCAACTGTATGTCCCGACTTCTGAATATGGCTCACCCCAAAGTGTCCTCGCTCCTCGCCGTGTCTTCTTCCGCAAAGGAAGCACTGCTTGATACGAGCGTGAATAAGGTAGTGCGAGCGAAGTCCCTGCTCTCTAAATTGTCTGACGAGCAACGCAAACTGCTCATTGAACAGATGCAAAAGGAAGCAAACTCCTAATTGCAGTACTGAAAATAATCTAAAAATATATAGCATACCCCCTGCATTTTACCTGCGTGGCAAAATCAAAAAATTTTGTTTTGTTTTGAAGTGAAATTTATATAGGGGTGCTATATATTTTTTGATTTTTTACGCAACTGACGGCAGTGCTGGCCACAGAAATTTTTAAATTCTGCGGTTTGGACTGTGGTCGGCGGTTTACTATATATACAAATTGAAACGGGTTTTATATGTTCAATACTAACAACGGAGTAAACAATGACAGAGAACTCGAAACAAGAGACTGCCACTTCCCAGGAGATTGCCCCTGCCCAAGTGACGCAGACTGCACCCACTGTCACTACTTGGGAACAGTGGAACCAGATGATTACCTCGACGGAGAAGGAGGCGGGCGACTTGGTTGCTAGTCCTATCGTAAGGGACGGCTACCTTGCACACGGCCACCCTGCAGAACTGGGATTCATCCACCTCAACTCTATGACTTCCTCCCGCATCCGCAAGCGTTTTCCGCTCGCAGTGAAGGACGATCCCCTGTTCCAAATGCTCTATGCGCAAGGCAAACTCATCGTCGGCAAGGGTCTGGTGAAGAAGTACACTGCCCGCAAGGAAGGCAAGACCTTTGACCACACGAAGTGGATTAACAAAGAGTTTGACAAACTGTTTGATAATCTCGATAAATATAGAGAGATGCTTCGGGAGATTGCTTACAATGCCGACAGAAATCATTAACGAACTTGATGACATCACTTGGCGATTGGAGACAATCTTCCGAACTGACCCTTCGCTTATGCGCAAGTGGAAACCGAAGGTGAAGCGTCTGGAAGAAACCGCCACCAATACCGCCCGCGTACTCCAGTTGGCTGAACGCTGGCCCGATGTCCCGCAGTCGCTCCTGATGGAGTTCAACACTGCGGAGTCCGCACCCTTCATCAAGGTGTGCATCGGCCTCGGCAAATGGAAGTACAAGGTGTCCCACACTTCCCTGCTGCTCTGGTGGAGAAGGATGGTGGCGGCTGGCCAACAGCATATCCTCACATACTTCTCGTGGCCCGCACTGGAAAGACTTCAGACATTCACAGTGACCGGCTCCGACCTGCTCCGTGCGTGCACAGACAACATCGCACTGCTTGAACAAGTCAACAGCATCCTGACCGATGACAAGTCGGTTGACTTCCGCATCCGCGAATTGCTCGGTGGTCTCTCCAGTACTTCCGATGTCAAGGCCGCGTGGAAGAAGTGGGTGATGACGAACCACCCTGACAAGGGAGGCGATCCCGAGAAGTTCCTGCAGGTGAAAGTCGTCTATGATGAATGGCTTAACACGCACAAGGAGAACCAATGAGTATCAAACTCGCAGCAGTCCTCTGGGTTCTGGCTTGCACCGGACTCGTAATCTTTATCAACATCTTCAAACCTAAAAAATAGGAGTAAACAAAAAATGGAAATCAAATATCCCTCCAACCTCACTGACCAGAAGTACAGCAAGTTCGCTCACGGCTTCGGCGACTGCAACGACGCAGTTCAGAGTGCCGACGCTGGCCGCATCGTAATCTACTGGGACGACACTGAAGACCCTGACAGTACGCCTGTGCGTCAGGTGGGATTCCTTCAGGGTGTCAGTTATAACAGGAAGGGTGCCAAGTACACGGTGCTTACGCAGAATGGCTACATCCTCACCTACGCCCACGCTCTTCCTATTGCGGAAGAACACTGCCCGCGTGTGTTCGTGAAGGACGAGTCCCGTGCTGCAGTCGGTCGTCTCATCGGTGTGCAGTATGACGAAAATGAGAAGACCCACAAGTTCCTCGTCCGTCTGCTCCCGTTCGAGAGCGGTCTTTACAACACGCTGACCGCAGACAAACTGATGTTCGTTGACAATGCTCCTATGGGAGTGGGTACGGAGGACTAATGGGTAAGGCGAACATCCACTGCGGCACCTGCAATACGGATATGGAACTCACTCTCCCCGAAGGGTTGGTCCCGAAGTTCTGTCCGCTGTGTGCCAACACTCTTGAAGACAGGAATGAACAAACTGAAAAGGAAGTTGATATGACTGAAGACAGAAGTCTTGGAATGGAATACGACTGCTACAACGAAGACTTTACGAAGACTGACAACGGCAGTTTCGCAGTCGGGATTGCAGACAAGATGTTCCGTTTCGAAGTGAAGGACGCTCCCGAACAGGGGACTGACAAGTGGTTGGAATGGCGTAAGCAGGGTATCACTGCTACCGAAGCCGCCTCCATTATGTACCCGTCCAAGTGGGGTAGCCCGCTCTCCATCTACACTGACAAACTCGGACTGACCCAGAAAAGTCAGGACGACTCCGACGGGTTTATGGAGTGGGGCCATCGCATTGAAGACCTGCTCGTGAACAAGTTTATGGAACAGCACAAGGGCTTCACCGTCTGCACGCAGGGTCGTCTGTATCAGCGTGACTGGGCGAAGTGTTCTCTTGATGCGCAGTGCTTTGATGAGAACGGCGTACCTGTCATCATCGAGTGCAAGACCGGTCAGCACGAAGAAAAGTGGGACCCGATTCCCGAACGCTACTATGCGCAGGTTCAGTGGCAGATGTATGTCACTGGCATCCGCAAGGCGTACTTCTCTGTGCTCATTCAGGGTCACATCTGGTTCGAGCGCGAAGTGGAATACTGCCCCGAATATGTGAAGCAGTTGAAGGAAAAGTGCTTCTATGTTTGGGACTGCATCCAGCGTAAGGAAGCACCCGCAACCCTCGGCGACTTCGAGTCCGACAAGACTGCCATCGCTGCTCTGGCTGGGGAGTCCGGCCACTCCGGTGAACCCGTTGATGTTGACACCGATACTGTCGGCAAGTACATCGCGCTGAAGGAAGCCTACGAAAAGGCCGAAAAGGAGTTCAACGACTTCAAGAACTCCCTCGCCTTTAAGATGGTGGATCACTCCAAACTCCTGTGTGAAGGCAAGACCTTCGCAAGTTGGGTCGAACGCAAGGGTGCGGTCTCCATTGACAAGAACTTGCTGAAGGCGAAGTACCCCGCTATCTACGACGAATGTCTGAAGCAGGGTATGCCCACTCGCTACATCAGGTATCAGGTCTAGTCTCCCTGCTAGACCGCCCTGCACGAACACTGACACAGTACCCCACAACACTCGTGCAGGGTACTCTTTGGGAGCCATCGGTTCTTTTTATCAACTGCCCAAATCCAGTTGGACTATTTTTGTTTCACCCGATGACTTCCAAAAAGTACCCGAATGGGTAAATAAAAGCAAATAGTTCGGTTCTGCGGACGCAGAATTTATTACTATTTGTATGTCAAACAAGAAAGCCGAGATGCGAAAAACGCAAAGGAGTAAACTATGGCTAATAATGACGAACAGATGAACGAATCCCCTCTGGCAAACCGTGGCCCGAAGTACCTCAACTTCCCCGTTGACGAATACACTCCGGTCTGTGTGATTGCCTATATGGTCGCACCCCTGAAACCCAATCCCAAATTCAGCAAGGACACCACTCCCATCCCGAGTGTTCGTTTCCTTCTTGCGGGCTTGGTCAAGGACCCCGACAACAACAACGAACCGACTGTCGTGCGCAAGTGGACCGGCTGGAAGTCGATTTCCTACAACGAAAAGTCTGGCCTCGTGAACTTGTTCAAGGGTGTTCCCTGCGAAGAGATTTTGCAGGACGACAAGGAAGGTGGCAAACTCTGGACCACTCCGTTCAAGGCACTCCTTGAATTGAGCAAGGACGGAAAGTACACCAACATCACCCGCGTCAAGTTGGGTGACGATGTTGGCCAGATGAACATTTGCTACACTGCCGAAATCGAGAAGACTCTCTTCAAGACGGTCAAGGCCTACGCTGCCGAAGTCCCGCTTGAAGTGGCTGTCATCAAGATGCCGGACGGTGTGAAGAAGTTCTTCCCCGCCGACCTGAAGGACGCACCTGTCTATGACAATGACAACGATGACTAACTCCGTTGGTTAGTTGAACAGAAATCCCACTGCCCTCCTTGACTGGTCGGGTGGTGGGATTTTTTTATCTTGGAAATCAAACCACTTGGAGACGATATGAAGCTATCTGGCAACTACACGCACGAAGAACTGTCCCGCACACTTCAGGGCAATTTCGCCTGTCAGGAGTTCACAAAGGACAGTAAAAAGAAGCCACTCACTGACCCGTATATCCGCTTGGAACTGTTCTTTGTTGCGATAGAGATTCACCCGGAGACGAAGAAACTTGTCATCTCCAAGATTACAGATGACGGCAAGGGCACCACTGAACTCACTCCACTGCTCACTGTAAGTGCGGACGATGTAAAGAAAATTGAGTAAACGATAAATTACCATAACACTTCAGTCCGAAATAATGTATATTTCGACTAGATATGCTTGACGGCAAGAACGAAGAACTACTGAAACAACTGGCACGCAACCCGGACACTCCGGCTGTGAGCAGGGTATCGGCTGTCTCTTTGGCCTATAAACTGGGGTCTCTTGTCGCCAAGGAGTGTATCGCAATCTTGCAAGCAGTTTTAGACGATTCCCGCACCAAAAGCGGAGTGCAAGTAAAGGCTCTTGAACTGATAGACAAGATTAACGACGCTACTGGACAGGAACCCGAACTTGATTCTGACGGTGTAGAAACCGCAAAGCAGAACCTGTTGGAGAAGTTCCTGAAATGTCCGACCTGAATGAAGTTTTGAAAAAGTTCGACTCGCGTCTGAAGTATCGCGAGTACGACAGAAACGCTCTCGACATCAGCCGTTCACTCGCCGCCGGTAATCTCGGCGATGACAAGAACTATGCTGAATGGGCCGCGATTACTGACGACCCTCTTGTGGTCGCGAACTATGTGAAGACCTACATCACCACCCTCGTGAGCAAGTTGAGCGGTGCGCCCTGCCGTCCAGAGAAGCAAACGCTTATGGAACTCGGCAAGTCCGTTCGCCTCAATTCCATATTCACTGACACCTATCAGGATGTTCTCAACGATGGGTACGCCTATCTCGGCGTTGGTATGAAGGACGGCAAGCCTGTTGTCAAGCCGATAGATGCCCGCTACATTCTGTTCAACGGCGACTGTCCCACGCTCTCGGATGCTACCGATGTGGTGGTCTTCGAGGTGGTGCCGCTCCCCTTGAACGAAGACCTGAAGGCCCAACTCAAACACCCCGACTACCTTATCAACTATGTGGACTACGACCCGCAGTCTGAACGAGTAAGAGTGACCCACTACCACAAGACCAAAGATGGCGTGGTGATGGACTTCTACGATGACGACTACAAGAAGCCCACGAGCCTCCCGCTCACTGGACTCGACAGAATACCGGTGATCCGTTTTGTCGGCGATAAGGTGGAACTGCAAGACAAGCGTTACCACTATCGCGGAATCTACTATATGATGAGTTCCGTGCTGAAGGCACTCGCGCTGTCCGGCACGAAGATTAACTCCCGCACTGCAAGTAGCGACGATGACAACTACATCGTAAGACAGGACGCAATCGCGAACGGCAACGAAACTTGGAAGAACTCCGGCACAAAAGAAATTGCGAATGTTGACCAGAACGCAGAGGAGATTCCTTCCGTACAATTCATTCCTCACGATAACGACTTCCTTATGCGAGCGTTCGAGAACTGGAAAGCAGTCATCGCGGATATGCTCGGGCCCGTAGTAGCCAGCGGGTCGGAAGCCGTCACTCGTGAGGAAGTCAAGGCTCGCAACGAAGTCAAGGACGCAATCTCCAACATCTATCTGTCGCGTATGGCTGACAGTATTGAGGAAGTGTACCGCGTCATTCAGATGCTCAAAGAGAACGACCCAAGTGAAGTCGTAATCGTGGGCGGTTTCATTGACTCCGTGAAGAAGCAGAAGGACATCGCCCAACTCGAAATTCTCTACACCAAGGCGAAAGAAGCCGGGATGAACACTGAAGGTATCGTGCGTGAACAACTCGCGATGACCGACCTCCCGACCACGGTAAAGGAAGCAATCCTGACATCGTTCACTCAGGACCCGTTCAAGTCCCCGCAGGTGCTCCAACTCCAAGACACCGTTCAGAAACTCAACCAGACTATTCAACAGCAGAACACGCAAATCGCACTGCTCCGTCTTCAGGCGACCCAGCGTCTTGAACGCCAGAAGGAGTTCATCGACTCCACCGAACGCACCAAGCGTCTCGAACTCGCCTACAAGCAGTGGTCCGACGAAGCAAAGCAGACGCAGGAAGGCCTTATGGCTATTCTCAACGACTGCCTGCAGAAGCAGGATTACGATGGTGCTATCGCTGTTATGGAGCAAATCAAGAGCCAGAGCAATCCTATCATTACCGACAAGATTATCAACTTTGCGGCTAATGCCTTTACTGCGGAAAACGAGAACTCTGTACAGAAGGCTCTTAACGAAACTGTCCAGCCTGCTCCGCAACCTCCGCAGGGTCCGGCTCCGGTGAGCCCGCAACCCACCTTCAGGCAGACAGTCCCGAACCAGCAAGCAATTAAACAAGAAGGGAACGCTACGGCTCCTATGCCGAGACCTGCAGTGACTCCCTACACTGACGCATAAGGAGAAACTATGAACACGAAGACGCAAGGTGCCGTGAGTGGTGCCGTGAGTGGTGCAAAGGCAGGGGGAATCCCTGGAGCCATCATCGGCGGTATTCTCGGTGCTGCAAGGGCTGGCAACGCCGGTAATGCTATCGCCAGTCAGATTGGAAAGAACGCCAACGGCACGCTGCAAACTCCTGCAGAACAGATGCAGTCGCCAAATGACGAGGGCAACGATATGTTTGCCACTACACCTGACGAACTGGTGAATGTGGCCCAAGGAATCAACAACGGATATGGAGAGGTCTGATTATGGCTATGGATTTTAATGGCGGTGCACTCGGTTATGTGGGCGGTGCTCTCGGTATCACTGACCCCGACAAGGGCGCACGCTCTCTGAAAGAACTGCAAGCCGGTCAAGCAGGGGCCAACTCCCAACTTGACACCGATACCGCCGCGCAGTTCGGTATGCTTGAACAGGCGGGTGCGGGTCGTTCTCTCGGCCAGAACCTTGACGCATACGACACTTCGATGGCGAACGCGCAGGGTATGACTCAACGCGCTGGCGACCTCGCTATGGGTCAGGCAAACGCCGGTAGTGCGGATCAAGTGGAACAGAACTTGAACCCCGAAATGGAGCGCATACTTGGCGAAACGATGCAGAAAGTTCAGGGCGGTGCGGGTGCCGCGCTCCAGTCCAGTGCCGCGACGAGAACTGCTGCCGGTGCTGTGGCTGACAAGGCTGGCGACCTGTGGCAACAGGCGTTTAACAACACTATGGACAGGGCGCAGAACAACCTGAATGTATCTTCCAACTACGGTCAGGCCGCTGGTCAGTCTGCGAATATGGCGAATCAGCAACTCGCGGCAGACAATGCCCCGATGGAAGACTGGTTGAACTTGAAGAACGATGTGGCTATGCAACGCTACGCCGGTAATGTCGGACTCACCCAAGCCGCAGGCCAGGCTGCAGGTCAGGACAAGTCCCTGCTCGGCGGTTTACTCGGAGGTTAATTATGGCACGATTTGCATTGAGAGAATTTTCCGTACCGGACTATCGCAGTTCACTTCCCGAAAAGGACCCGAACAACGCCATCTGGCCACGCATCAGCGCGTTCGCAAAGATGCTCCACGATATGAGTTGGGAGGATGACGGCGAAGAAGAATTCGACGATGGTACTGGTCGAAGCGAAGATGAACGAGCGGCTGACTTTGAACAGAACGCCCGTGAAAATGTGAAGACTTCGGAAGACAAAAAGATGGACGGTTACTCCGAATATCTCGATGACCAGTCCCGACTCACCGAAGACGAAAAGAAAACGCAGGGTGCTGAACAGCAACTTGAAGACGAGCGCAACCGCAAGAACAACGGTTTCGGTGGCGACCGCTCCGGCGGTATCGACAGGCAACGACAACTTGCCGAAGATGCCGGAACCGGCTTCAGGAAAGCGGCACAGGCAAAGAGGGATGCGGTTGGAAGTGGTGGCGATATGGGTGAAATGTTCCCCGATGTGTTCGTCGAATCTCCGACATACCAAGAAGCGATGACTGATTATCTGAACCGACTCGACTGGGAAAATGCCGACAGTGCCCGTCAAGCACAGAAGCGTTCCGAAATGGCCGGGTATCGTCCACTCCCGACGAGGTAAACGATGGCAGAACCGAAATACACTCAATTCCCGTCCATAATTCCCTATGGCTTCGGGTTCCAGCCGGACACTGTTCAGCGTTCGGATATTCCGATTATGCTCCAGAAACCGGAATCTGCAGACCTCATCAAGCAGGCCGGTGACTCCAATGCACTCGCGAAACCGTCAACTACGCAGGTGGCGATCAACGCCCGCAGGAGCACTGGTGCGGACAAACTCTCGGGACGACCGAAAGCAGTGGTAGCACCTGCCAACACCCAGCCTGCACCCACACAGCAGACTACGCAACAGACTGCTCCCGCTATGCAACAGGCACAACAGCCCGCACAGTCCCCTGTCAACGACAACTCGCAACCGCCCAGTACGGGTGGCAATGGCGGGAACGAACAGGCCGCTATCCCGAACACTCCGGACACTACTGATTCCACTGCACCGGTTGACACTGGTCGTAAGAACATCCACACCGTCTTCCAGACCATCACCGGAAAGGACCCTATCCCTTACGGCGAGAAGTGGCGTTGGTATCTCCAGCACGGCTTCACCGGTATGCACGGTGGACTCCATCAGGAACTGATGAACCAAGTGAACGCCGAGACCAATGCGTTCGGCGGTACTGGCGTAGGCGGGAAGAACACTTACGGTCAGGAACTCCGCGCACAGGAAATGAAGCGCAAGACGCTTATGCAGCAGTGGGATAAACTGTTGTGGGAATGGAACCACGGTTATTATTCCGGTGACGAATCTTCTGTCGCGAAGTTCAACTCCAATGCGAACAAACTGCGTAATGCTATGATAGCGGAAGGTATCACGCCTGACCTCATCCGTGACCCGTCTATCAATGCCGGTGGCTTCGCACAGGGCTTCCAGAAGGACATCTCCCAGAAGCGCAACGACCTTGACTGGCTCGGTGGCTGGATGAAGACTATTGAAGACAACATCGCGGAGAACCCCGACTGGCTCAACTCCAATCAGGCCACTATGGAGTTCGATAAGATGTCTGAATACATCATCCTCAAATGGGCACAGTCCAAGGGCGCAATCGCTGACGCTGAAAAGATTCGCGCACAGGTGGAAGCGATGCCGGAGGAAGACCGAAAGTATTACAATGGCTTTATGTCCTCGTTCCTTCGCGGAAACGCACTTCTGCAGATGCAGTCTTTGGCGAAGCAGGGCAACCAGCACGCAAAGGAACTCGTGGCAGAAGTCCACCGCCTCATCAACTATTCTCCTGACGAAGCGAAGGGTGTGGTTGATGAAGACGGCTACGGCGTGAAATCGGTGCAGAACGAAAAGAAGATTATGCAGTTGATTGAACTTGTGAGGACAGACCTCGCGGGCAACAATCTCGACCTGCCTATCGACTTGGCTACTGCGTTGGAATCCTACAAAGCCGGTAAAGATGCGTTCGATGACTATGTGATGAAGAACGCGAATGTGGACCGAAAGATGGTCTGGGATTCTGCCGTTGACCAGATGAACATTAACAAGGACGCATACAGCCGACTCATCAAGCGAGGTGGCCTGTACCAAGGCTGGGACTACGACGGTCACACTCCGACCAAGGAACTGTCTTCCAAACTCGCAGAATGGCAAGCCAATGACCGGACGAACCCAGTAATCAGGAACGCCTCCCTGACGATGCCATCTATGGCTGGCGACACTGATGACGGCATCGGTGGTGTCGAAGTGCGCGGTGGTGTGGCCGGTGCTACGCCTACTGTCGGCGTGCCCAAGAAACCGAAAGGACTCGAAAAGAAAAATGCGTGGGCTGTTGACGGAGTGTGGTATTACTCCGATAACGGCAAGATTAAGAAATGGAGCGGAAAATGACCGAATACACTTACAGAACCAATCGTCACCGCAGACGCAAACCCGAAGCACCTGCCGCATCGGTAAGGGAACAGAAACCGCTGAAGGCCAAGCACTCGCTGAAAACATTCGCGAACATCCAGCGTGAAGCGAAGAACGCTCCGTGGGTGAGACCTATCGCCGAAGCAATCGCCAAGGCCCGTCTCGACCTGTACAATCAGGACAAGTGGGACAAGAACACCGGTTGGGCTGAAGACATCTTCGTTCCGAACAATCCGCATCCCGACCTGTTCGACCTTGGTCAAGACGGTGAACTGACGATGACACCGCAGGGTGAACTCATGCAGATGAATGACCCCGAAAAGTTCGCGCTTATGGTTCCCGAAGTGATTCACTGGATGAACGACAGGGACAAATCCGAACTGCGTCTTCTCCCGATGACCCGTGAGGAAGCGGAAGCGCAAGGCAAGCGTTGGTATCAGACTACCGACGAGTATATGCAGGCACTTCAGGATTTGGGCTACGGTGAGGAACAACTGTTCCGAGACATCGCCAATGCTGAACTCCTCCGTATTCTGAAGGAAGACTTGGAGAGCGGTGAACCGGCCTACGAAAACGCTATGCGCCATCTCCTTGAAGATGACGATTACAGTTATGACCAGAACGACAGCACTACGATGAAGCGACTGGCTGACCGTCAACGCGAAAGTTCCGAGTTCGACAAACCGAACAGGGCTTTGGTTGCTTTCGGCAATACCTTCTTCCCGATTAGCACAAGAGTGTGGGCTGACCCCGAACTGAAGTATAAGACCGGTGTACCTGAACGCGCCGCCAGATTCGGTGCCGACGCACTTCTGAACGCGGGCTACATCTTGGGACCGGAATGGCTCACCACGCAAGCGGCTCTCCGCACTGGTATTGGTGCTGGTAGGGCACTCACTGGTGGTTTGGCAGGTATCGGTGCACGAGCGGGAACGCGAGCCGCCACTGGTGCAGGAGTCGGTGCTGGCGGTTATCTGTACAAGCACGGACTCGACCCAGTATTTGACAAGGCGACCGGCGTGGGAACTTCAAGAGCACCGTTCGACACACGCGACCTTGCCTTCGAAAGTGCACTCGGCGGTTTCAACAACTTGTTGAGTACCCAACTTCTTCGTGGCGGCAAGGTATCGGACAATGCTTTCAAACTCCGTTCTGAAATAGCACCGGATAACCCGAGTGTGGTTGACCACTCTGACATCGCCGATATGTTCGGGCTGTTCAAGAAGCGTAAACTGAAAGATGTCGGTAAGGAACCAGGCACTGTCACTGCCGAGGAAGTCACTCACATCAGTGGCGCGGATGCGAAACCTGAATTTGTCAAGCAACCCATCAAGAAGTATCACGACAAGTTCGGACAGAACGAAGCAATCCAGACTGAATCGTTCCCGCCTATGGTGTTGACTGACCGAGCGGGTGACGCTTTCGTCATAAGGGCTCCCTTCCGTGATGTTCCTGCAGTCAGGGGCGGTACAGCAATCAAGGGTATGGCTGCTGATAAGACCAGTGCCTATGGTGGTGCACGCAGACTTTCGGGTGCTGACGAGGGCATCTGGGAAAAGGATTTGCTGAAGGAATATGGACCGACCTTCAAAATCGGAGAACGCTCCGTACCCGAACGGACAACCGGACTCGCCGAAAAGGGTACTACTACCCCGAAGCATTTGCGTGAAGTCTATGCCACCGAGCCGACTGTTAAGGGTAAGGCACTGCTCTACGAAAAGGCGAACGACCCGAGATTCGCAAACGATTACATCAGGTATAACGCCGACTTCTTCAAGGGTACTGGCAATCAGAAACCGTTCAGCGAAGAACAGTTGGAAGGTCTGAAACTTCTGATGAAGGATGCGCAGACCGCAGGTAGCGACAAGGGCTATCTGTTCTCCGGCAAACCGACTGTGCGCAACGCAGACGAATACGCCGCGAAGACTGCCATCGCGCAGGGAAACCAGCGTTTGGGTGACAACGGTAAATCCCTCGCCAACGATGCGGAAGCCGCACTCCTGAAGACCAGAACAAAGTATGGTACGAAGGACGCAAGTGGCAACTTCCAGCCTGGAACGAAGAAGCAGACGAAAGCACTTGAAAAGGGAATCAAGAAGTCTATCGAGCGTTCCAATATGAATGTCAAGAGTAAGGCTTCCCTACACAAGCAGCGCGATTACCAAGGCTACACTCGTCCCGAGGTCATCGGCGGTATGGGTCTCCGTACTGTCGGTACGCAGGGGCTTGTGAATAATGCTAACATTATGAGCAACTTTGTTCCCTACGGTCTCCCCGACTGGAGTGACACCTTCGGCCCAAGAGCAAAACAAATGGAATACGAGGACTAAACTATGAGCAACTTTCTTTCCATCCACGACACTCACAGACTGCCGTACAACAACGCCACTATAACCGCGAAGACTGTCCAGAGCGGTGACACCACCCCGATTAAGTTCTACTCCGGTCATCAGCCGGATTCCGAAGAACTCGGTTTCGAGGTGTTCACTAACGCCCGTGGCTATCTGTGCGACCGCAGTGGAAACCTTTACACCGATGGTGTGTTCGTCAAGGAAGATGCGTACATCACTGTGACGCTCGGTGACGGTGCTCTGACAAGTTGGATAGTTCGTTCCGACTCCGATACCGTCGTGAATGACGGCAAACTTCTCGGCAAAATCGTAGATGACCGCTCCCAGTGGGAAGAGGGCCGCGAGTATGTTCAGTTCGGCGGGCATTGGCGACTTGTGCTTCACAGCGCGAACACCCCGTCCAATACCAAACTCCCGCTCGCTGACCTCGCCGATGTTCCGGCAATTAACGAATGGAAGGAGTCCGAACAGGTCACACTTATTGGCCTGAACTCCAGAAATGTCACCGTCGAGGAATACACCAAGACACTCGTACTCCAGTGGAACGGTACAAAGCCTGAAACCCACGCACCTGTGTATGTGACGGTGAAGACGGCAGTCACGAACGGACGGCACCGCTACGCCCAGCACTGCCTCGTTTACAATCAGACCGAAATGCGACTCACGCTCATCAACGAAAGCGGGAAGACAATCGGTAGTATCGCTCCGACCGGAACGATGAATATGGGCCTGTTCTTCTTGGTTGACCAGAACACGGGTGAATGGATTGAAGACGACAAACTGGAAGACTGGGACTTTGGCCTTGACGCATCCAACAATGGCACGAGTGTTGAAATTACCGGTGCTCCTGTTGGCGGCTTCTACACTGTCGAACTGAACGACAGAACTCCGAATGTTCTGCGCATCGTAGCCAAGGAACTCAACTTCACGGGCATTCAGCCGTACCCGAGAGAAATCCCCATCAAACTTGTGGGCAACAACCTGACGAAATCCCGCACAATCCAACTCTGGTTCCAGAACGCCTCCGAGAATGACGGTGCTTCGCTCCCTGCAGTGTTCTACGAGACGGACGCGAATATCCCGCTGTGCATCCTCTATCCGGCAACCCTCTGTGAAATCTTTGTTGGTGAAGGGCAGTTCACGCTGGACAATGCGCCGATGGCACTTGACAACAATGCCAATGTCGGCCCGACTCATACGGCAGTTAAGACAAGCGGGACTGCGAAAATCGCTGTGCCTAGAAAGTGTGACCTTGTGACGATTACCAACACTGGCAACGGCGGTATTTCTGAACTGCACTTCACCACGCAGGACCTGCACACCGTCCGCTTTAATGTGCAGAACACTAGCGGTCAGCCGATTTGGTTTAGGCTGATGAACGACCAAGACCAAGCGGCTCAACTGTGGGCGGTGTGTCCGGCGAATGATGCCTGTAATTTCACAGTGCGCAACTCCGCAGGTCTGCTCTATGCCATCAGCGAAACGAAGGCTTATCCCACGGCGGTTTCCGAAGCATCTGGCACTGCCAACTGGAATATAACTTACGGCCAAATGAAGGGCCTCGCCACCACGCTCGTGTTCAACCCTGCTATACTCCATGATAAGTTCGGTATCAACTTCGGCGGGTACAATGACGACCACGCTTCCTATGCGTACATTGACGCTCCGGCACTGCAAGGAGTGGCACAGACGGTTCAGTTCAAGGTCGATGTCAGGGCTTTCGTCACGAAGGACGGTGAACAGGCCCACTGCGAACTGTACATCGGTACGAAGGACGATGGGCACAAACAGATTAACCTCGACTACATTCAGCCTACGCAGAATAGTGACGAGTTCTTCTTCATCTACCCGACGACCTACACCTACTCTATGCTGCGTACTGGAAACGCAGAACCCACAACAATCACTTTGGTGGATAGAGAATGACCCAGACCCAAGTCGAAAAGCAACTGTGCATAGAAAACTTCTTCTTCTTTGTGGCGTACTGTCACGCCCACATCTTCAAGAAGGAGTTTATCTTCTATGAGTTCCACAAGACGCTTGCCGGAATCTTCCTACGACTGCCGGAGGAAAAGCGCGTTATCATCAACGCCCCTCCGCGCATAGGAAAGACCGACATAAGTGTGTACTACATCGCTTGGCGGTTCCTGAAGGATCCATCGAGTTCTGTGCTCTATTGCTCGTTTGATGAGAAGTTGGTTAGCCGTAATAACAGACGAATAAAGGACTTGTTAATCTGGTTGGCGAAGAGGTTTGATATGCCGGAACTTCTCCCCATTCACCAGATGAACGGAAAACTGGAATGGGTGAACAAGGCCAACGGGACTATCATCGCGAGAAGCACCAATGCTGCAGTGACCGGTGCCGGTTGCTCTACACTGCTGATTCTTGATGACCCGAACAAGCCTGCCGACAGAACGAGCGCGGCTATGCTGAACCGTAGATGGCAAATCTTCAAGTCCACGATACGCAACCGTATCAACCTTCCAGATGTGCCAATCTTGGTTATCCAGCAGAGAGTGGCGAGTCAGGATTTGACCGGCTGTCTTCTTCAGGACACCGAGGACAAGTGGATTCAGTACAAGTTCCCTGCCATCAAGGAAGACGGCGAAAGCCTCTGCCCGGAACGACTCCCGTTATCCGAAATCAACACTTACAAGAGTGACCCCTTCACCTACAACGCGCAGTATCTTCAGGTTCCGCTTGACGATGTGGGCAAGTTGTTTGACAAGAACAAACTTGTGTTCTCGCACAGCAGACCCGCATCGACCACTATGCGTCTGTGCATCAGTGTTGACGCGGCTGGCAAGGGCGACATCGGAAACGACTTCAATGCAATCGCAGTATGCGGTCGCGATATGATGGGAGTGAACTACTACATCCTCGATGTTATCAACTTCCGTGCCGACATCACCGTACTTGTGAACAAGATTAAGGAAGTGCGTTCGCGCTGGGGTTCTAATGTGCCAGTGCTCATAGAAGCACGAGCCAACGGAAACGCTGCCATCCAAATTCTCCGAAAGGAAATGAGCGGTATTCTTGAAGTGAATCCGACAAAGGACAAGGTGGAACGCGCTATCGGAATTAAGTATCTTTTCGATGCTGGCAACATCACATTCTCCGTGAGAGGACTGGTGTGGGGCGAAATTCAGGGACAGTTCACGCAGTTCCCACACGGCAAGCACGACGACATCGTGGACTCCGTGGTGCAGGGAATCAACTGGCTGTCGCGTTTGCCCACCAACAGAAGCCTGACCGAGAGCAAACAGCAACACTTTAACCGACCGAGTTATGGGAGGCCGTCTTATGCAGGTAATGGATATAGTAAATAGAGCCGTGATGAAGTCCGGCGTGGTTAGCAACTTCAACCCCGACGAAGTGCCGGAGGATATTCAACAGCGTGCGTCCGATGTTCTCCGCAACGAAATCATTGTGGACCTCAACTGCGACCGTGCCGTGGATGTGTCAGAAGTTGTCATTCCGTTCACACCGAAGAACGGTCGAATCGACTTGATTACCACACCGCTCGACTATGAACACTTCATCGCAGGTAGTGTGTCCGAAACTTATGATGAACTCCGCAAGAAGGAGCACTATGTAAATGCCGGTATGGGCATTGACGCTTACTTCTATCCGAACATCAGACAATTACTGTACCAACTCGGGTACGCCACTCCGGGTATGCCGACCACCATCGGAACCCGCACCGACAAGTGGCCCACCACGCAGTTTGGCGAATATCGCGAAATCTATGTGTGGACTTCCGACTGGAAACTTGTCTGCATTTCGAAGCCAAGTTCCAACAGTGCGGATGTGGATGATGAACTTCTTGACTGGAGGTACAATGTCCCGTTCTATCCCGCATACATTGATGAACTGTACCGCGCAAGTGACGGTGCTCCGCTGAAGTACCTGCATCACGGCGAAATGGTCTCCTCCGAGTTCAGGGGTGCGAACCTTGTTTACACTCTCGAAGACAACATAACGCGAATGACGATTATCCTCAACAGAGTGTACGGCTCCGCGCCTGTTCTCGTGGTGCTCCCGGTTCCGGTGAAAGTTATCAACTCGTTCCAAGAACCGAATCCGTGGGAAGGTGAAATCATCGCTCCCCTGAAGTTCCGCAGTTTCCTGATAAATATGCTGGCTTGGAGAATGGCCTACGAATACGGAATCGACACGAAGAACGATATGCGAGTCGAATCCACTGCGTCGTACAGCAACATCATTAAGAACAAGGTAAAGCGCGAGCATCCGCAGGATATTGAACGGAGAATCTTCCACTACCTGCGCAGGGGCCACGGCTCCAGAACTGCTCCGGCTGCTTACGGTGGAGGCTACTATGGGTAATTTCAATGGAATCGTAGAATATCACGATGGTCTGGCAGTGTCAGATTATGTCAATATGCTCCCGCTCGGCGAAACCTGCGTGGACCGTGTCGGTGATGCTCTCATCGACAGTGGGATTGTGCTGGAAGCGGGGAGCGAGGTTCGCGGAACCTTCATCGACTCTACGAACAAAATCTACATCGTCTATGGCAATGCTATCTATATGGCGCAGTACACGCCTGAAACTGATACCATCGGCCCGCTCATCCCGATGCAGTGGTATCTGAACGGCGAAAAGACGAACTTCAACACTTGGAAACAGACGGGGCGCGTCACATTCTGCGAATCGTCCATCAAGCCAAGCATCGTCTTCTGCTGTGACGGAAAGTACATCTATATGTGGAACACTACGGTCAACAACACTACGAGACCGGAGCGCGACCCCTTCATCGTAAATATGATGTATCTCCCCGAAATGGTAATCGGTGACGACAGCAACGGCGGTAGTATTGCAAGCGGCGACACTGTGGATGGCGAGTTCACTCTTCAGGACAGCATCGCCGGTATCTCGGGTTCAGCCAACATCAGCGGCTGGGAAGAGAAGAATGACTACATCGCAAGCATCTGCTGGTTTGACAACAAACTTGTCGGATGCAACAAGTCGAAGAACACAGTATGGATCACCCGGACTGACCCCGGCTGGTACTTCCGCGACACAGGAAAGCACCCGCTCAATCCTGACGACGGTATTGACCTTTGGTACAACTGGTACTCCAGTACGAACAATGCCGACAACCTCATAGATGTGGCCAGTTATGCGGGTCAATTGTATTTCTTCAACGACCACTCCATTGAAGTGTGGGGTCGCACCGGAAACGAGGACTCGCCTATCCAGCCGAACACCACACAGGTGATTCACTTCGGCGGGCGCAACCCTCTCATCTTCGAGGGCGTGCTATACTTCATCGCGTCCGATGCTATGAACGACGAGTTTATCGCCGCGTTCTCTCCGCAGTTCCAGAAACTGTCGAACAAAGAAATCGAACGCAGACTTGGACGGCCACTCGACCTTCAGATTATCACGCAACGCCACGAAAACTATCTGTTCGTGAGGAACGAGGATTGCAGTGGGTTCTTGTTCAGGGATGGTCGGTGGAGTAGTTGGGACAACCCAGCCAACGCCACTTACCACATCAGGAACTCCATCGTCAGAGATTACGCAATTACCGACACTGGGCGAATCACCAAGTTCGATGAGGAGTTGCGCACCACTGGCGGTGTTCGCTACAACCGCTACATCAGGGACGGCTTCGTGCAGTTCCCCAAGCGGGTAATCTTCCGTCGGTTCTACCTGATTATGGACACGGGAAAGACTGACAGGGATGTACACCTCTATCGACCTACTCCGAACGCCCAACCGGTGCCTGACCCAGTTATGCAAAACCTCGAAATGTATGCCGCCATCTCCACGAACAGAGGGATGTCGTTCAGTCAGCGTAGGTATAGGAAACTCGGTTTGGCAGGTCACAATAACAAAGTGATTGAGTGGCGAAACCTCGGCAGTGGAAACTCGTTCTTGATTGAGTTCGGAACATCAAGCCTCCACAAATTGCAGATATATGCTATGGGAGTAGATACCCAATAACTTTTAGTTTATATGTGCATTTTGAGCCCCTACAAATTGGGGGCTTGTTTTGTATAGGTCGCAATTTTTAGCGGTCTATATGGGGCTAAAATGATTACTAATTAAGGCCTAAAAACCAACATTTAGGGGCTCAAATGAATATAACATTCTTCGATATAGAAACTTATGCAGAGTTCTTCTGCTTCTGTGCAATCTGCTGTGATTACGACACGGAAAAAGAACTCTGGCGAAAGAGCACTATCGCATCGCCGAGTGGGGTAGTGGACGGAACGAATGTCGCTGACATCGTGGACGCTTTCGGGAAGTCGGATTTCATTGTCTCTTACAACGGAAGTCGATTTGACCTTCCGATTCTAGCCAAAGTCAAGCACGATGTTGCGAAGATGGGACAGACCCACCAGCAGTACATCCACGCTGACGGTGAACAGATTATCGGGTACGACGACAACAACCACGCACTGCCGATTATCCGTCACAATGTCAAGGAGTGGTCGCAGAAGCATTTCGATATGTTGAACAACTGCTTGCTTGGCAAGTCCTTGAAGCAGTGGGAAATGTATTGCAATCTCCCCATCAAGGAACTTCCGTATAGTCCCTATGCAAAACTTACTCCCGAAATGAAGCAGGAAATTCTCGAATACTGCTTCCACGACTGTTGGGCATTGGGTCAGGTGTTCTGGCGGTTTGGCTCCGGCAAGCACAAGTCAAAGTATTACACACTCCCGTCACGAATTGAAGTGATGAAGATGTGGCCCGAAAACTTGGTTATGAAATTCGACAGAACCACGCAGGCACTTTCCGCAGGCATCATCTACCAGACCAACACTCCAATCGCACCGCGCACGATGGACCCGCTGGAGTTGTTCAAGTTGGACGAATTTGATGTGCCCGATGAAGTCAAGAACATCTTCCGACTCCTCGCGAAGTCGTCTCCGATGACGGTGAAAGGCAAGAAGGAACTCGCCGAGAAGTGCTGCTACAAGGGAATCCAGTTCGGAAAGGGTGGCTGTCACTACATCAAGAAGGGTCATCACAAAAAGATTTTCTGCTTTGATGTGCAGTCCGAATATCCCCGTGTCATCAGGCATTGGAGTCTGCTGAAGACCCCGCAAGCCTTGGAGAACTGGTCCAACACTATGCAAGCCCGCTTCGCTATGAAGAACAAGAAGGGCACTCCCGAATATCACGCAGACATTGACGCTGCTCTGAAGGTGGTTCTCAATTCCCTGTCCGGTGGGTTCAGAATCCGTGGCGGTGGCTCTGTCGCCTTCGACCCTGCAGCCGGAGAAGCGATGTGCTTCATCGGTCAGCTCGTCGTGACTGAACTTGCCCTTGCCTGTCCGAACTGGGATGATGTTATCGAAATCAACACTGACTCCGTGTTCGTGGTCGGAGAGGAAAATGCAAAGGCTCTCCGCAAGAAGTGCGGCCAGATGCTTGAAAAATACGATATGCTCTTTGAAGAAGAGTTTATGGAACAGGCTTACTTCCGTGATGTGAACAACTACGGAATCTTCGATGCAGGCGGCAAACTGCTTGATGGTCGTGGTCTTGACTACTCTGACGCAATCAACAAGAATCACGAGAAGGCCGTGGTCTATGAACTGTTCAGGAACCTGCTTCTCCCGAAACTTGACTTGGATTGGAGTAGGTACGAATGGACCGACTTCATCTACAAGTATCACAAGTCTGCCGCGAGCAAGTACGCTACTATCAACGGCGAACCGATGACCCACAAAAACTATTACTTTATGTGGACTACTACGAAGTGCCCGAACGCTTCTGTTATCCGGTTCAGTAATGACCTGATGGACTCCCGCAACGGAAGCATCAAGCCGAGGTATGGCGTTTATGCGTTCAGTATTGAAGAACTTGAACAATACAAGGAATACATTGACTACTCCCAGTATCAGCGCGACCTCGATGAAAACTTCTATCTGTGGGGCCGTGAAGACTTGATCACCACTTTCGTAGGAAACGCGAAGGAACGCAAGGCGAAGGGTCTGAAAATCAAGTCGCTTGCTGATGCGTTCGCCCAACTCCACCCGTGGACCGAGCAGGTTCCCACCACTGTTTCCGAAGGAATCCGTCAGCAGGAAATCTCCGACAAGAAACGCTCCATCGCTAAACTCGAAGCGGCTATGGAAGTTATGGAAGGCTACGAGCGTGAGGGGTTTGTACCTGCTCTGGAACGCCTGAAGAAAGAACTCGCTGAAATGGAGGCCACAAATGAAAATCCTTAGATTCTACTGGGAACCGTCCAGAGAACAGTACATAAATGACCAAGTTCTGACTGTCAAGCGGGAAACAAAGACAATGCTCATCGGAGTTGACAGACGCAACCCGAGATATGAATACAGGTTCCGCAAACCTGCCAATCCGCAGACCGGTATGCACATTCAACTTGTGGGTAAGCGCGAAAGGTTCTCCCAATTCCACTACGAAATTTGTCTGGAGAGCGTATGAGCGAATTTAAATCACCAAAACTAATCTTCTGCGAATGTTGCGGAGAAAGGAAACCGTGGAGTACGGTTTATCACGGATTGCAGTCCAGAGGGAAGTTGATGGCTGTGTGTCCGGCGTGCAAAGAACATCTTGAACAACTCGATAGGGAGGCAAGTCGTGGAACTCATTAGATACAAAGTAAAAGGGGACACCGTGATGGGTGTGCTCATTGACTACAACTGGAATCTCGGAGTGTATTACACCATCGAGAAACTCGGGAAGATGATTCCCGAAGGCTCACATTGGATGCAACTCACCTACTCCCCGAAGTTCAAGAAAGACCTTCCGCTTATCTGGAGCAACACCGTTCATAAGAATCGTGGCATCCGCGTGCACAGTGGAAACACTGTGAAGGACACTGATGGCTGCATCCTGATTGGCAACACTTCTGACTTGACCCTGTTGAAGATTGGCTACAGTGTGCCTGCTGTTGCACAGTTGGTGAAGGTTATGGATAAGTCGGCTACTTATAGTTTGTTTGTGAGGAACGAAATATGATTTGCTGTGACAAATGCCAAGACAAGCAGGAAGCCAGTCACAGGGTCGGTTGGAGCGACACTCCTACTGCTCTGAACTTGACGGACAGTATGGTGCTGTGCGATAAGTGCTACGAGCAGTTTATGACTCTGTTCGGAAACTTCAAAGGAGCGAAGTTCCCCTGATGGTTTGTATATTTAACGACTACCCGATTCCGCATCAGTGCGTGACCTGTGGTATCACATTCTTCGCACCGATGGCCTCCAGACTGGAGTCGATGTTTTGCAGTAAAAAATGCGAAAAGGACGCTCCGGTGTGGGACCTGAAGATGGCGATGGCAATGATTAAAGAACTGAACTCGCTAGGGAGAAAGCAATCCGAGAATGACATCTCCGATGCTATGGCCCAAGCGATGTTCTGGATAAGGGAGAAACAAAACCAACAATGAGTCCGAAAATCTTCCCCACAATTCTGATGATTCTTGATTTCTGTGCGGCAGTGCCGTATGCCGTGCAGGGCGATGTTAAGCACATCGTTTACTGGATAGCGGCTGGAGTATTAACCTTATCTGTCACTTGGTTATAGGAGACCAAATGAAAGACTCTATTTGCAATAAGTGCTCGTCTTGCGGCTACTGTACGAACCGCGAGAACGGAATGATGTCGTGCAACAACTTCAACAAATTTCCGAAGGCGACAGGCTCCTATGAAGAATACTGCAAAGCAAAGCGCACAGAAAAATAACCTGACCGCGACAGGTGAATACTACGACGGCAAGATTGAAACGATTGACTACTTGGAGTCCACGATGGACGCACTCGTCCGTAACGGAGTCCCTGCCAGTCGTGCCTATGATGTCGTAGCGGCCTTGAAGTATCTCTCTTCGAGGCTCGGTTCCAAGTCGGAAACTCCGATTGAACTTGACTTGATGAAAGCAGAGAATTACATCCATCGCGCCCGTACCGGAAAGTGGCTTGACAAGGAGTTTCTCGACCCCTTCGGAGGTTAAGATGCGACTTCAGAAAGTTCTCAACATTCTCGGCCAGATGCCGAAGAAATCCCAAAAGGTCGTGCTGTCTGTCGTGGACTTTGACCGCTATTCTCCGTCCGAGAATTACAAGAAAATTATCGAGACGATGATTACCGTGGCGAAGTCCGCAACCCAGCGTGAACTGCTGGAGGTCTATCGGGATATGCAACCGAGTGACGAAGAAGTGCTTGAAGCCTTCCACGGCAAGGGCAACGATTCGCTGACTCCGTTGTATTTCAATGAAGACCAGATTGACTTCATCCAGAACTGCGTGTACCGCAACCGTGATGGCGACTTCCGTCTGATTCCACATTTGAAGAATTGTAGCGCGGAGGCTATGCCGCTCGAAGGTCTCAAAGCCGACGACGACATTATCTCCGCTCGCCTGCAACTCACGCGAATTGCACCGAACGGGAGCAGTGAGGAGTTCGACGGGCTGAAGGAACTCCGCAAACAGCCCTACGAGGGGCCGTATGATGGGGTATTCCTGAAACTCGCACCGAACCTTCGCCGCATCAACATCATCTCCAGTTTCGCATCGGAGGATCCACACGGATTCTTCACGCGTGATGGCCAGATGTACCGAAATGTGTGCTCACAGATGACTAGGGTCAACGAAAAGTTCGTCACGGAGCAGGGTCTTCACAGGGCTATGTTCCTGATGTTCCTCGTCAGTGGCGGTCGCGGGAAAGATTGGAACGCCCTCTACAACCTCATTCACTTTATGGTGAGGGTGCCCAACTCCGCGACAGGCTATGTGCTCTACCTCAACGACTTCGATGCGGGTGGCAACGGAAAATCCAAGTTCATCGGGCTTCTCAACCAGATGTTCGGCGATTCCTTCACGGCCTTCTCGACGCAACAGTTGAGGTTCACCATTTCCCTGCTTGGAAAGCGTCTCGTTTCCATCAGTGAATACGAGGACAGCGGGACGGCAAAGGAACTGCAGGCCCTCATTAAGTCGATGACAGGTCGTGACCGCTTCCAGTACGAAGGGAAGGGTATGGACCCCATCGTGGCTGAAACCTACCAGAACTTCGTCATCAGTTCCAACAAGTACCTGTACTTCGAGGACAGTGGTATCAAGCGAAGGATGCAGAATTTCCACTGCTCCAACTTGCTCCACATTATGATGACCCGATACACTCACGACCAAGACTACTTGAACCCGCTGTTCGGAAATATCTACAACGCCGAGTCCTTGTTGGTGAAGAACGAAATGGCACACTCCCTGCTTGACTTCATTCTGAAGGATGACAGGAGTTATTCCATTCCGCTCCGGCCCCAAAGCGTCGTGCTCGGGAGTTTGAAGAACCCGGTACTCCGTGCTCTCTTTTCTCCCAAGTTGAACTACCGTGGGTTCTGTATGGAAGTTGATGATGGGACGAGGATTGACCTCTACCGTCTGGCACCGGAAGCAAAGCCCGAACAACTGAACTACGCCAGTACGACAATCCAGTCGTGGTTTGACGATATTCGGTTCGTGTCTGGGCGCGGTGATAACTCCCTCACCACGAAACTCCCGCTCGAAGTAGTTCAAAGGAAGTTCGAGGAACGGTTGTCTGAATTGGATGCCCGCTCCACCGACCTGCGTAGCCGCGACTCCGTTAAGTTGGAAAAATGTGAGTGCTGCGGTCTGCGAAGCGATGATTTGTTTACTGAATATGTGTTGCCGATGTGCGTCAAGTATGACATTCCGGTACACGACAGTGAACAATTTATCGAGGTCGGAAATGAGCCATAACTACGGACTCCCGTACAAAGGATCCAAAAACAGTATCGCCGAACGCATCGTCCAGTGTCTCCCCAAGGGTGGGAGATTTCTGGATGCTTGCTGTGGCGGCGGTGCTATCTCTCACGCGGCGTATCTGTCAGGCAGGTACGCTTCTATTACTGGGTATGACATCAACAAATCCATCATTACCCTACTGAACGCAGTGATGGTCGAAGGTGGGAAAATTGACTACGAGCATTTCCCGCTCATCACGATGGAAGAATTTTACGAAGCAAAGCAACGCTGGGACGACGGCAACCTGAATGACGCAGTTATCCGCTACACCGCTTCTTTCGGTTTCAACGGTCAAGATTACCTCTGGGGTAAGGACCGGCTCCCGTACAAATATCTGATGCAAAAGGTCGTATCGCTGCCCACGAAGTTCGAACGGCGTGAAGCACTCCGCGACCTCATCAACACCCTCAATGCAGCGAAGATTCCCTACAATTCCACGGAGTTCAAGAATCTGGCCCATCTGGAACAGGTGCAGAATCTCCACAGAATCAAACTGGTGGAAGACGAACTGGAATGTGCCCGCGATGCGATAGGGACCACGCTGGAGTTCAGGGTCTCCAGTATGTTCGACATCAACTTCGAAGCCTATGATGTCATCTACTTCGACCCGCCGTACAAGTCCGCGCAGAAGCGATACAACCACAAGGACTTTTCTTTCCTGATGTTCAGGGCCCTCCTGAATGTTCTCCGCGAAACGGGGAAATCTGTCTTCGTCTCCGAATACGAGAACCCTGACCCGGAACACTTTATCGAAGTCGCGAATTTCAAGAAACTCTCAACCCAGTCCGCACAGGTGAACAAGACCGTCACCGAGCGACTGTTCTTTGGTGGAACCGCTGATGATTACAAAAAACTTACTAACAGGGACATTTCACAGCCCGCTGACCTCGGACAAGACGACAGCGAAGACACAGTATGTGACGATTCTCCGGACGGAATACGACCGGCTGCTGGAGGAGAACAGTGCCCTGAAACAGATGCTGGAATTGACCCATCAAACCAATCAAACCAAGGAGTAAACAATGGTTAAAAATCTTGCAGACGAACTCTCTGACATTCTCGACTGGGTTGAAAACCCCGGTCTTGGAGACCACGCCCGTGAAGAAGCCCACACTGGTCTGGTGATCTTTTGCCGTGGCCTCGTGTGCGGCCTGCGCGGTGGCCTGCGGGTGACAGGCGACACGCCTATTTCGGTCGATGAAGCACTGGCCGAGACGTTCAAGCCCGACTGGGATAAGGCAGAGGCCAAACGCCGTGCGGAAGAAAAGGCAGTGGTAAGACGCCATCTGGAAGAACGCCGTCGCGAGTGTGAAAATGCGCAACGCAACGAATCCAAGTGGGACCCCGAAGCCCCTGCCGACTCGATGGGAAAGGTCGATGTCGGATTCCGTGGCGGTCTTCGTCCTGCGGAAGAAGATAAGCGTATTCGCCCTTCCATTGGTGAAGCACTGAAAGACCCAGGCTTCGTCCCAGACTGTCATTAGTCAGTACTGATAAAAACCGAAAAATATATAGCACCCCTATTATATTTTCACTTCTTCGGAAAAATAATTTTTAAAAAAAATTTCCTGCGTGGTAAATATGGGAGGTATGCTATATATTTTATGAAAATTTTCACCACTTCCAATAAGGAGTAATTATGGCAACGAAGAAAACAAAAACCTGCAACTTTGGCAAAGCACTGGAGGCTTTGAAGTCTGGTAAGACGGTCCGTCGTCAGGGCTGGAATGGAGTCGGGATTTTCCTCGCACTTCAGGTGCCGGACGCAAAGTCCAAGATGACGCAGCCGTACATCTACATCGACACCCTCGCCCTGCAGACCACCAATCCCAAGGCTCCGAAGGGTCGCGTGCCGTGGCAACCGTCCCAGACGGATATGCTCGCCGAAGACTGGGAAATCATCTAGGCTGACCCGCCTATGTGCGAGTGTGTCAATGTCAGGTGTACACCGCACCTCCTTGCATAAGCGATCAAACAGTCAGTCGCCCCGCTGGTTAATCACTGGCGGGGGTTTCTATTTTC